TCAGAGTTTGACTTCCGGCTCGGGCGATGACGCCGTCTCCACGGACATCAGGCTCATGACGGCCTGCTCTCTTTCCCGGACATCCGCACGCAGGCGGTCACCGCAGGCCCGCGCGCCTTGGACGGACGCATCGAAGGCGAGGCGGGTGTAATCCCACTTGCCCGACTGCGCGATGCCGAGGTTGTTTTGCACCTCGCCATGCGAGAGAACGGTGTCGTCGGTGACGGGGATGGCATAGCGCGAGCAAAGCTCGGCTACGGCCTGACACATCGTGTCCCACTGGGTCTTGGTCGTGGGATATTGGCCGGCATTGAACGGGTTCTCAATCGCGCCAGCCATCGAACAGCAGGAGATGCCGATTGAGCCCGTGTTGCAGTTCTTCGTGTGAGCGGCATACCGGCCATCGGAAGTGTTCACGTTGTCCTTGATGGAATAGGAACCACGGATCAGCTTGCCGTCGTCCTCAACGAGGATGTGGTAATGGGCCACATCGTCGCTGTTGGCTTTCCAAGCGCCCGCCGTCCAGTGAACGATCACCCGTTCCATCGAACAGTCGGGCATCCACTCATCCGGGATGATGCCATCGGGAATGATCGGCTCGGGCACGTCGGGTGCCCACAGGTCAAGGCTGTCGAAAACGGCTTCCTCAGTGAGCGGGCCATAGACACCGTCAGTCGGGCCGGGGTCCAGCCCCAGCGCCCGCAGGCGTGATTGCAGTTCAGCGGTTCTCATTTCAAACCTCCCTTACGTCACCTTCTTGGTCACCGCATCGATTGCCATGCGGGTGGCTTCCACGGCCTCATGCAGCCCGGCGACTTGCAATCGGGCCTCATTGATCGCCTGATAGCTGCGGACAAGCTCGTTGTTGACGCTGCCGAAGGCCGTGGCGCGGGTGTCCCAGATCGCCTCAAGGGCAAGGGCCAACTGCTCGTCGGTCACCTCAGAACCAGCTTCCAGCGCCGCACCGATGTCGGAACTTGCGCTGACCACATGGACAGCGAGCAGCAAGGCCCGCTCGTCGCCCCGGAAGACCATGTTCGCGTAAGCCACCCGGTTGGCGTAATTCGGCGTTTCCGGGGGCTCCCCGGTTGAGCGCGCGGCGACCTGCATGGCCACGAACGCGACACGCTGGCAGAACAGCTTGTCGGCCACTGCCTGCATGATCTTTTCACTGGCCATCGAACAAATCCCTCATGGTTTCAAAGCCCAGCAGGCCGGGCGGTATCTGGTTCAGCCGCTCGGTGAATGTCAGCGGCGTCGGTGGCGGCCCGTCGTCAACCGTCCAGTCGTCCCGTGCGCGGTCGAAGACGGCACGTTGTCCCGTCTCAAGTTCCGGCGGTGCCTTGGTGGTGGCATAGGCCGGGATGATGAAGTTGCCGGGCTCAAGCAGATCGGGGTCGGCATCGTCTTCCCCGGTGAATGTGCCGGTTTCGAAATGGTAATTGTAAATCCGCATTGTACGCTTCCCCTTCAGAATTTGATGCAGGCAAGCAGCGCGATATTTCTCGGGCGGGTTTCAGGCACTGTCGGTGTCGGGTTCACGGTGACGGTATGGATGTGGTCACCAACGGCTGAGGTGTAACCGCCGCTGAACGTATGGGTGTGCGAGCCGCCCGACCCGGTGTTGCCGGCAGTGGCGCGCAGGTCCAGATCGTCGCCGCCCTGTATGGCGTTATCCGGCAAGTATGACCAATGGTACATGCTGTACGTGTTCAGGGTGTGGGTGTGCGCGCCGCCCGCATCGACAACGCCGTAGGCGGCGTGGTTGTGCGCGCCCGTCGCGCCGCTGCTGGCCGTGTGCGCGTGCGTTTCAATGGCGTCCTGTTGCAAGGTGCCGATGGCGCGGGCCGCGTCCACGCCACGCGCATTGTCCCAGCTTCGCACGAAGTTGCCGCGTCCGTCCGGGATGCGGAACGTGGTGGTGCCGTCGCCGGGCGAGAACTGGCCTTCCGTCCACAGTGCGTCGGTTGACGTGATATTGCCGCTGGCCGAGGCAAAGCCCCACAGGTTGGCGTAGGTCGCCCGGCTGAGCAGCGCCCCGTTCAGGCGCAGGAAGCCCGAGGGCGGATTTATCGCGGGCACGTAGGTCACGGCCCCGACCGGGAAATCGCCGCCTTCCTTGTTGTCGGTGAACAGGTTGGTGCCGTCGTAGAACAACGTGATGCTGGTGCCCGGCGTGATGGTCAGCGCCGTGATGCCATCCACCGTTTCCGCCGCGTAGGGGTCGATGGTGACGGTCACGGTGGCCGCGATGACGCGGCACCACCAACCGGCGAGCAGCGTCGCCTTGGGGTCTATGGCGACCGTCTGCGCCGCCGCGCCCGTGAAGTTGAACAGGGTGCCCCAGTCGCTCAGTTTCAGCGTAGCGCCACCGGAAGCGATTGTGCGGGCATAGTTGCCCGCCGCCGAGTAGCGGTGCGCCACCGGGTCGATGAAGCCGCGCACCGCGCTGCCGACACCGTCATAGACGTAGTCAACCCACGATGCCGAATTGGTGTCGTTTATCCAGTTCAGCCCCGGCACCTTGTAGGTGGGCACGGCAGCGCCCTTGTGGCCGGTGTGCAGCGCGTCGCGCCAAGCGTTCAGGTCGGCAGCGAGGCCGGAACCCGACTTGGTGCTGGCGACGATGGTGCCAAAATTGAACTGGCTCATTGAACCCTTCCCCAGCCTTTCGACATCCAGTCGAATGTCAAAGACTTCAGCACATTGCCGCTGGTGTAAAATTTGACGTTGAAAGACGTGTCGGTCTTCGCGCTCACGACGTAATAATCGCCCTGCACCATGTTCTGCGGCGTGATGACCACCGCCGGGGGCTCACGGTACTTGCCGCCCGGATAGGTGACCGTGATGCCGGGCGTCGGGGCTATGATGTCCTCGCCCTTTTCGATGCGGTCGGCCATGTCGATGGTCACCGACAATTGCTGGATGGCAGGCGTGGTCGTGGAGTAAATGGTGTTGGTTTCAACGTCCATCTCAACCTTGCCCTTAAGCACCAGCCGGAACTGGATGCCCCAAGCCACGATATCGGTCAGCCCGCCAAAAGGCTTCCACGCTTCCCACGTGTTGAGCGTCGGGTTCACCTGTGTGATGCGGTACTCGGGCTGCACCGACCACTCCGATTTGTCGATGGGGTCAAGGGGGTTGACGCTGGCCAGCGTGAACCATTTCGACATCACGTTCTGCGGGTTGTAGCCATAAGCGTCGATGAACAGGGTGATGCGCGAGGCGATATTTTCGCCGAGATTGATCTGGTTGGCGAAAGCATAGCTGCCATCGATTTCGAAATTGAGCCCGGTGACATCGTCGGTCAGCCGCAGTTCGCCAGCCACCACCTCTGTAGTCGATTTGACGCCGGCAAAAGTGGGGTCTTCCACTATCGTGGTGATGAAGTTCAGCGCCGTCAGGCTGGCGACATTGGTGTAGATCGATTTGGCGTTGGCCGAAGCCAGACCCCAAGGCCGCTTGGCCTTGATGAAGAAGGTGCCTGTTCTTGTGCCTATCTGCGCCGAGGTCGTCACGGTATCGATGAGCGGCAGCGCCCCGTTCCAGATCGGCGCGACGATGCCATCGGCGGCATGGCGAAGCTCATACGAGACATCGACACCAGCCACGGCGTCCCAGCGCAGAATTGACACGTCGCCCGTGGTGGAGATGCGGAAATTCTCAACGTCGGCGGGCGGCTGCGAGAACTCGGTGGTGGCGTGGGCTGGCGCATACAGCCAATTGCTGTAGCTGCCATTTTCGAAGACGCTGCGGATACGAACGGTATAGACCCCCGCCTCAAGCTGGCGGATTTCGGTCTGGTTGACCGTCGCGGCCTGCGACGGCAGTGAAATCCACGTATCGGGGTCGTCGTTCTCTTCGCGGTACTGTAGCTGGAATTGCGCCGTGCGCCCGAACGGCGGCGCGTCCCAGCTTATGTACAGCACCGCCCAGTACTGCACACCGCCTTCGGAATAGACGCCGTCGGTCACCTGCAAATTTTTCGGCGGCATCAGGAACGGGTCGATGGGGTCGCTGATGCCTTCCGTGTAGGCGGGTATCTGCCCGATGTCGGCATTGGCGATTTCCGGGGCGTCAGCGACCAGCGTCAGCCGATGCACCATGTCTTCCATGGGCTCTATGCCGGTGACCCTGAAAACCCGGCTGTCGGACCCGGAATAGCCGAAGCTGAACAGGTCGTTGACAGCCGGCATGGGAAGCCCGGTGCCGACCAGCGTGACCGTCGTGAACTCACCCGTGTAGGTGGGGTCAACCGACCGTTCCAAGAATGCACCGCTGGCCTGCCGGAACCGGAACACGTAGCCGGTGGTGCCGCTCAGCGTCAGGGTGGTGTCCACGGTCACCGTCTGGGTCGGGGTGGTCGTGACGGCTACCACGCGGCCCGCGTACAACCCGTATTTGAAGCTGTCGAAATTGACCCTGACGCGATCACC